CAAGAAAAACATAGTTATAAACTCAACTATATAATCAATCCAAAAGAACAAGTCATCAACTCCATTCATTCTTCTAGCGTGTGGATCAATCAAGACAGGAACTGAAACGCTGATCACATAGAAGGTCATTATCATGCAATATCTGACAGCAAACCAAACTAGCCATTCTTTCAATTTCCTATCCCTTGCTTTACTCTTGATCTTTTTTGGGCCTGCTATCCGCTTCACCTTCTCGCTTCCAGGTGGTGGCTGTAAAGATTCAATAGTTGATCCGACCGCATAAACAATTTGACTTTCTCGGACTCCCTTGAATCTATATTCACCTACACAAGCATACCTTGTATTCTTAGGAGTGTAGCTATTGGTTCGGCCCTTGATCGCTTTCATTGCTTCGGTCGTGAGTAGGACTTGACCAGCTTGGCAAAGGCTCATTGTTCTTGCTGCGATATTCTTGGCTATGCCTTCAAGCTCAACTGACTTAGCTCCTGTCATGGTGAAGATCTCATCTTGCTTGACTTCAACCACCACTCCCCAATGAATACCAATCCGACAGCCTAGTTTGATCTGTGGTGGAATCGTTTCTTGGTAGATCAAAGCAAAGTTAACAGCGTCTATTGGTCGCTCAAAGCTCAAAAGAAAACCATCTGACCGGTCAATCTCTCGACCATTAAACTTGTAGATCAGGGAGCGAGTAAGTCGATCATGCTTTTGAAGCCACATAGCCGCTTTCATAGCTCCGGCTGATTGAACAAACCTAGTCGAGCCAATAAGGTCAAGAAGGACTATGGCCAACTTTGTTTCAATCAGTTCCATGATTCTTCTCAATATGTGATTAGTTTGAACTTTTGCTTCTTATGTACTCTAAACAGCTTCTCTTCTTTGTGGTTAGTTTTATTTCGTTCTAAAGATACGAATACTTTTTTAGACCACACACATTCAAAGTCTTCTGGAGCTTCATACTCACTAACAAAAACTAAATGACCTTCGTCTACTTTCTGACGACACCAATCATAAAACTCATCATGATCAAACTCAAAGCCATAGCCTGTTGTATTTATATAAGGCGGATCACAATAAATTAAAGAGTTCGGAGGAATCGTTAGTTTTTTATAATCACCAGAATATAGAGAAACACCTTTCATTTTGTGTTTGTTTTTCATGATGTTTTTTTTCCCACATTCTGGATAAGTTAAAGGAGATGAGCCGTTGAATCCTCTTGCATAACTGTCCCATCTTTTTCCGCCAAACGAACAGGCAAAGCTCACAAAGCCTTTTAAATGATCAGGATATAAATCTTGATTATGTTTCATGTGATTATATTCATCTTCTGTAACTTTATCTGGTGGTTCATATCCATTTTGAACAGCTTTAAATAATGAAATTAATTCATGGTTGATGTCATTTCCAATTCTTGGGCCTTTAACATTAAATAAAACTTTACCTGAACCCATAAAAGGCTCAACCCAAGTCATATTGTCCTCACGAACTGCAGACATGTAGTTGATCAGAAATCGTGATACTCGGCCTTTTCCACCTAAGTATTGAAACATTAAAAGCTCCTTGTCTTAGATCCCCCTACCTTTACATTCCTAGTTCTAACACCAGCAGATCTTCTTGGCTTGTACTTTTGATCTAAAGCGCTCTCATGCCAATTAAACATTATGCAATCATAGCGCAATGCATCCAATGGATCTTCCCTTCCATCTTTCTTTGGTTGCTCTTTGTTATCCCAAGCATAAGAGAGGATGGCCTTGCGAATACTGTTTCCGGTCGCTCGTTCGCCTTTGTCCCATACTTCTTTGGTGATGAGATAGCGCTTTGAATTGAAAGCACGTTTGAGTCTTTGGACTCCATTCAAGATGTCAACCTTGATCGGGTCGGTGGTGTGTCTCAAGGGAACTCCAAGCCCTCTCGGTGGATCTTGTCTCATTACTCGGAAAGCGCTTTGGCCTGTTTGGTCGTTTCTCGCTTTACCTGCTTTGTCAGCCACTCCGGTATCAATCCATATTCGAGGACCGGGAGCTTTGGACTTTAACGAGCGTGGCCAAGCTATGGAAAGGATCAGCGTTGTGAGTTGGTCGGTTGTGACTTCCTGTGGATTGATCTCATGACAGATCACTGTTGCATCAAGCGCTTCATCATAGGCCATGATCAAAACACTTGGCTTCCTGAAGCCCCAATCTATAGCGATTCGTCCGGTCATGTTTTCCTTATATTCCCACTTGTCAATGACGTGGCTCGCTTCGGTGAACTCTGAATAAATCAATCCGCTCGGTGGCTTTGGCTTATTCATGATCATGGCTTCTCGCTCATCCGGTGGAAGCATCTTGGTTGCTTCAAACCATTCATCAGCAAGGTTGTCTTGGTTGACATAAGAGCTGAAGAACAAGGGAGCAATGTTTTGACTCTCCGCCATATTAACCCACCAAGCATCAACGACCGGAAGACCCACCAAGATCAAGATCGGACTCGGACCAGCACGAAGACGACCAAGCGCTTTGTGAGCAACCTCCATCGTAAGTGTCTGACATTCATCAATCAGACAGACTCCGCTTGTTACGTTAAGACCTTCAAGAGGATTATGAGTTGCTTCTCTTGTTCCCGGTCGGAAGTAAGAGCGACACCACACTTGACTCCCTGTATGCTGGTCGGTCCACTGCTTCATAGTGTGGTTATAAGTCCATCCAAGAGGACTCAACCACTTCTCCATCTCTGGCATCAAGACAGAGTTGTATCTTGGTGTTGTGTCAGTGACCAACAAGGAAGATGTTCCCGGTCGAGTCTTGGCAAGGTATAGGATGGAGAACACAAGCGCTGAAGTCTTGCCGGAACCCCATCCACAACGCGCTGCTATTACCTTGTCTTTTCGAGTGATGCCTTTGATGATTTCAAGCTGTAAAGGATTTAGTTTGATTTCTGTCATAATATGATTTAGTCTTCCGCTCGATACTTCTTGTCAAAGTATTCATGTCAGTGATGGCCTAGTCCTCTTCAGAGTTCTCCCCTGAATTATGGACTAGGCTTTCCTTATTTTGGACCTGTGCTTCTAGCTGTTTCATCATGCTGAGAACTTCTTCGGATCCATCGGATTTGTTGCTGACATTCATTTCAATTTGCTTCATGTCGCCATAAAGATCAGGGAAGCGCTTTGATAATCTCCAAGCCCAGCCTCTCCAATCCATCTTGTCGTCAATGCATCGATCAAGCTTGGCAAGCATGACAGCTTCAGAGAAGCCAATGGCAGCATCAACCTCTTCAGCATAGTCAGGATATTTGTCATACCAATCATAGTGAGTTGTGCGACCAACACCAGCTTGAGAGCATGAAGCGCCAATGGACATTCCTGCTCTTATGTTCTCCAAGAGAGCTTCTTGCTTCTTCTCTCGCTCAATTTGGACTTTGGTCTTCCTCTTGATCTTCGGTGTCTTCGATGTCTTCTTCTTTGTTCCAGCCATAATGTTCTCCGATTACGGACCATATAGTTTGATAAAGCGCTTCACTTTCTCTTTGAAGCGGAGAGCAATCAGTATGAACAAGCCTTTGCTTGATCTCACAAAGAGCCTTCAAAACCTTAGCTTCCCTCGCGTGTGCGTGTTTTTGTTCGCCTTGTTCATTCTTAGCATCACGCAATAGACCTTCAACATCTTCCAAACAAAGCACCATGTTATGATTGCTTATGATAGCTTTTTGAATCTCATTGATTGAGAATCCACGTTGGTCGAGTTCAAGACAAAAGTGTTTTAAGTGTTCATCATTCATTTGAAGTCCTTTATGTTTGGCCTGTCTACTTGGATAATGCCAGGCTTGGTCACTGTCCAATGATACCAATAATAATAAGCTTTGATATATGCCTTGTTTTTATCTCGCCATCGTTTTTTGGAAGCCAAGCGCTTTTGATAGCGCTCACCATCTTGAATGTAATCACTCATAAGTTTAATCAAAGTAAGCTTGCATAGAGTTTGGGAAGCAGACTTCAAGCGCTCTCTTGATCTGTTGAGCGATGTCTCTTGTTTCCGGTTGAGCGTGTTCATGATCACGAAGCTTGATGAACTTGATCCAATTATGAAGATTTCCGGTCATGTAAAAAGTCGTGTAGGTGCTTTGTGGTAACACACCGCGAGCAATTTCACGAGAGACACCGGCTTCAATAAGTTGCTGATAACTTGCAAAACTAAACTCTGTTGCGACCTTGAAGATGCTGTCCGCTTCACTTGACTCGACAGTTCCCTCTGAGCATTGAAGATTATCTTTAGCCTGTCCTCTCATGGTGTCCGGCTTCCAAAAGTCGATCTGCTCTGAAGTGTATCGTCTGCTCACTTCGTTGTATGAGAATGTTCTATGTCTCATAATTTGAGAGCGAACAAACAAAGGAACTTTAAGAACAAAGGTAGCTAGGCAATGCTCAAAAGGTGAAGTGTGATTATGCGCTGCTAAGAACTTGATGAGCTTCTTGTCTCGATCTGTTAGCTTAGACTCTGCATGATCATCTTTGAGGAAGCTTACTCTAGCAGCATCAACAACGCGCTTATCGCTTCCCATGAAGTCAATCAGTTTAGCGCTTCCATTCCCTTCATGATAAATCTTGCTCATGTTTACTTCTTTCTTTGGCTTTGAATAATTGCCTGATCTGTTGTTGATGCCTTTGGTCATTTCTGAAACTGCAACGCTACTATAGGGCCTTTTCTTGATTGGAGTTACCAAGCCATAGCGATTGAAAGTATCTGCTATTTGCTTATTGGTGAAGCCAAGCATCTTGTATTGGATGGCCAACATCTTGATCTTGTACTGGTCTAACATTGGCCAACATTACCTTTTTCAAATTGCTTATAATAGGTATGGATTAAAGGTTTTAAAAAGTGAATATCACCATAGAAAGCAAAGGTTAAGCGCTCAGGAGCAAAGCCATCTTTATCTCGCTTTGTTGCTTGAATGGTTTTAGCGTGTTGAATCTTGCAAGGAGCATAGTCTTCCCAAAAAGGTCTGACTATATGTTGAAAGATTTCTGCTTTATGCATCTTCTTACCTTTTGCTTTGAGCCAATCTTCAACAAGGTTCATATATCCCCAAAAACAATCATGGTTTTGATTGATCCTTAAGAGATTACCTTGTCCATTGGCTCCCGGCTCTTCATAGAAAGCAACCTGCCATTGGCCATTGCGCTTGAACCATTCTTCAGCTTGATCCTCACTTTGTTTGTGAAATGTCACTGTTGGTGGCTCTTGTCGTTTCTTTTCGGCTTGCTCTCTTGCCTTGCGCTTTTCTTCCTTCTTTTTAAGTTCTTCCTCTGTTGGCTCTTTCTTAGTCTTGTCTTTACTGTTGCCTGAATTAGAAGAACTGTCAGATTGACCAGCTTTGAGATTCGAGAAAAGATCACCGGTTGGAAGTCCGCCAATTAAAGTTCCTCTTGGATCCGCAATCAAAAGACCTTCGCCACTCTTAGACTTGCGCTTGTCCTTTGGAATAGACAGCCATTGATTTAATTCTTCGGCCACCTTGCTTTTTTTATACTCACTCATTTCTAAAGTATGCTCGTCTTCAATTAACTGTCGAATTGATTCTGGCATATTCTTAATGAAGTGAGCTTTGAGTTTATCAAGCGGAATAGTTTGAACCGGAGTTGCATCCTTTGAATCTTTCCAAGAAAGCTGTGAGCGAGCTTCATTTGGATAGACTCCTTTTCCTGTTCTCTTATTGTAGATTGGTGGCTCAATGATCAAAGTGACACGATCGCCAACACTCTTGTAAAAGATCCCCCAAGAGTTCCTTTGTGCTGCTATGCTTAATGGATGAAGGCTTGTGTAATCTCCATAAAGTTCATTCTTATATAAGATGATTTCTTTAAACTTCTTATGAATTAAAGCTGTTGTTTTCTCTCCGCCATGATCTTCAAGTTTTGTCCGGACAAAATAATGAAGTTTCCAAGATTTAAATGTGATTGTTCCTGTTTCAGCATAGAACTCACTCAACACTGATAAAGGATCATAGATTGTGTTATGAGTTATGTTTTGCTTTGCAGTGTTTGATCTACGCCCAAAGATAGGCCGAACATCATATTTTAAATATCTTGATTGTAAAAAAGATTTACCTTCATAGATTAGATGATTGAAAGTGTTTTCATCTCCTTTATTGCTATTGCCACAAAGGATGACAGCTGTCCCCGTTTCGTTCTCACTGTTGGCATCCCACCAAGACATCCAATCAATTCCATGAAAAGTAAAAGAATCATAGTGAGCATCTTGAATCTCTTGGAAGTCAATTAAATCATTTGGAACAAGTTCACTGATCGTTCCATCATTGTAATCATTCCATTGCTCAAGACTAGTCAATGCCTTTGTTCCAGCAATAAGATTCCCATCATGGTCAAAGTCATAACAAAGCCATATCATGAAGCCCTTTGGTTGCTCTTTGGTTCTGCACATGACAATCAAGCCATATTGATTTCTTGGTAAAGCAGCGACCTTTAGGCCAACTCCAAAGTTTTGGTCTGGTCCATTGGTGTTCTTGGATGAACTGTTCTTTTTATTGATTAAGTCTTTGATCTTATCTTTTGGAATACCTGGTCCATTATCAATCCCAACTCCGCGCTCAACACCAAGAACTTTCTTGGCTAATTTATCCAAAGTGAAGCGGATGTCTGTCGCACCGGCTTCAACGCTGTTTTGATAGATCTCTCGAACATATTGGCAAGGATCCATGTTTTCATAAGTTCGGTGCAGTCCTTCGACAACGTTATTGTCTTCCATTTTAGTCATTATAGTCATGTCAGTGTTCCTTTTGTTTAAACTTTCCTTTGTGGGTATCTACGATCTACGTCTTCAGGAGGAAGAAGGCCATTGGCCTTGATGATCGTTTGAATTGATTTAACGTTAATATAGAACTTCTTGTCGAAGCTCTTGAGAGCGCCTTCACAATAGATTGTGTCGCCTTGATGAGTTGTATCGCTCATGAATCGACCAAGCTGGCCAAAGACTCGAAGCTCATGAATCTCAATTTGTTGCTTTTGCTCGCCTTTGCTTGGGAACTTCTCAACGGTCCGGACTTTGAGCTTTAGGTATTGAGTGTATTGATTCTGTTCCATTGTTGGAGCTTCAACGACATCACCCAAGATCTGAATTATGTTTATGCTTGTCTTCGACATCTTTTATTTCTTTCCTAAGTTTGGATAATCGGCCTGCGAAGTAGTCAGCTGTTTCGGCAGCTGTTGGAAGGTGTCTATTTTCGGTCCAGAAGTTGAAGTAGATTCGAGCTTGCTCCAGCTCTTGCTTTAGCTTTTTGATATTCTTCAAGGCCAATCTCCATTAAGATTCGTGCTACAGAGGAAGAGGATCTTTGCTCATCACGAGCAATGGCATCAAGTATCTTTCTTTGTTCTACACTAATTCTAAATGACATTGGTTTGTTTTCCATAATTGTCTCCTTTGTCTACTTAGTAAACGATAAGTAAACAAGAAAAGCAACAAAGAAAAAAAAGAATCCCTAGCTTGCCAGACAAGTCTCTGAGGCTCATTAGTCATTATTAAACCATTAGTTAAAAGTGTTTTTACACACTAAGTTTAAAAATAAAAAAAGATTTGGCTC